CCGGCGCAATTGGCAATCAGACCAATATTCAGGGCACGCTTGTGGCGACTCTGACTCAGCTTCAAATCGACCTGCAAAACTCCGCCGATGCTAACGTAATTCAGGCGAGCTACCAAGCCAGCGCGACGGTTCTAACGGTTACTTACAAGACGCCCGGCGTTGGCGGCAATAGCTTCGCCCTCGCCACCAACGTTGCGGGTGCTTCGGTTTCCAACGCGACTCTTCAGGGCGGCACTGCGGGCACGACCGGACTTAATATCACCGCGAAATATACCGGGATTATGGGCAACCAGATCCAATGCTCCATTCAGCAGGGATCGGCGCAATATTCCTATATGTTCATCGTCGCTTTCCCCGGGCTTCCGCCGGAGCAGTTCAACAATGTCACCGGCACCCCGGCGACCGGCACTTTCACCTTCACTAGCAATCCGCTCAACAACACCACAATCACGCTTGGATCGACGACATGGACCTTCGTGACCGGTGCGCCGATCGGCAACCAGACCCAAATCGGCGCTTCGCTGTCGGCGACGCTAGCGGCGCTCGCGACCCAGCTCAACGCTTCGGCCGACAGCCAAGTCTCGCAATGCTCTTATGTCGTCACATCGACGACGCTTAAGCCAACTTTCAAAACCCCAAACCCGGCGGGCGGATCCTTCGCCATGGCGACTACCGTCGCGGGCGCGACTGTCACCGGCGCGACGCTGACCTATCTCGCAAACTCTGTCTGGCAGAACGCCGCTGTCGCGATCAATGGCGGGACTCCGTCGCATTCGGCTCCGTCGCAATTTGTTGTCGTCTCCGCCGGGACCAGCACCGCCAATCCGATCCTTGGGCAGCCTGTCGTTCTTTCCGGAGGTACGGACGGCACGACGAACCTTACCGACGCCAATCTTGTCGGGCAGGATGTCTTGCCGCGCAAAGGCATGTATGTGCTGCGCGGGTCGCTCGTGACAGACTTCGAGCTGATTGACCACACGACATCGACGGCATGGGCGGCTATCTCAGCTTTCTCGCTTTCTGAGTTGATGACGCCGGTCTTTGCGACGGTCAGCGGCGACAATATCGCCAACGCCATCACTACTGTCGTCAATAGCGGTGACGACTCGCCGTGGGGATGGGCGATTCTCGGCGACTGGCCCTATTTCATGGACTCTTTCAACGGGCTTAATCGGCCGGTGAGCCCGGCGGCTTTCGGCATCGGCATCCTGGGCAACCTGTCGCCGCAGCAATCGCCGCTCAACAAGCCCTTGCAAGGCGTCACCGCCACCCAGCGCTCGCAATTTGGGCTGCCTTATTCCGACGCCGAGCTGAGCCAAATCAACACCGGGCGCATCGATGTCATCGTGCCCCCGGCGAACAGCAGCGGCGGCTTCTACTTTAGCTTCGGCTCTGGGCGGAATATGTCGTCCAACACCGCCGCTAACGGCATCGAATATACGCGCATGACCAACTTCCTCATGCGCACCGCGAAGTCGAAAGCCGCCGGGAGCATCGTCGGTCAGGTCCAGAGCATCCAGCCGAACGACCAGACCAGAGCGAGGGCTAAGGCGCTCTTCGACGGCTTCTCCGCGCAATTGGCGGCTCCGCAAGTCGGGCTCGGCATCGGCGGGCAAGGCATGATCGACCAGTGGGCGGTCAAATGCGACCTCGACAACAATCCGCCGAATCTGCAAGCGCTCGGCTACCTCTTCCTCTACTGGCAGGTGCGATACCTGAATGTGGTTCGGTATTTCGTCATCAAGTTCATGGGCGGCGGCAATGTGACGGTCAACGTGCAGAACACCGCGCCGACCTCACAACAGCTCGCCACCGGCTAAGGAGATAGTCAATGCCCGTCAACAGGATGAACGTAGGCACGGATTATTCCTTGTCCTACTTCGACGGAAATACCGGCACCATTCAGGACTTGGGCGATGTGCAAAGCGTTAAGATCGTCGCGCTAAAGCACGAGCTGAAGTCGATGCCTTACAACGATGTGCCGCGCTACGGCTACGTGCCGGACGGCTTCCGCATTGACTTCTCGATCGTTCGCACCGCCCCTTTGATGGAAGACCTGATGGTGACGTTCTCGAAGAACTTTAACCAGGGCGCCGTCATCAAGCCGGGCTATCTCAACGAATCGATCCACAATCCGGACGGCAGCACCAGCCGCTATCAGTACACCAACTTCGTCATCTTCCTGGATGACCATGGCGATGTTTCCCGCGAAAAGCCGGTCATGCTGCGGCTCAGCGGCATGGCTTCGGACAAGAAGGCGATCGCATGACCAAGTTCGCAATCAGCGTCGGGCATGGCCAATACATCCGCGGCGCTTCGGGCGCGCCCGTGCCGCCGCAATTGGATGAGGTTGACTATTGCGTGCGCGTCGTCGATCGCATCGCCGATCTCATCAACTCGATCGATGGCATGTCGGCCGTGAAGTTCTTCGACCAGACCTCGCATGATCAATCGACCAACCTAAAGACGATCAATAGCTGGCACAATTCGCAGACGCGCGATTTCGACGTGAGCTGCCACCTAAACGCCTATGATGGCAGCGCGCATGGCTGCGAAGTCCTCTATGTGACCCAGGAGTCGCTTGCGAGTCGACTCGCTTCGGCGATATCCGCCGCCGGGGGCTTCACCAACCGGGGCGCGAAATACCGCAGCGACCTGTCGTTCCTTAACAACACCGAACAGCCTTCCGTCTTGCTCGAAACCGCTTTCTGCGACCATACCGGCGATTGCAACAGCTTGAACGACAACTTCGAGAAGATTTGCGAGGCGATCGCCGAAACGCTCGCCGGAAAGCAAGTGCCGGAAGCGCCGGGCGAGCAGCCGCCCAAGCCGCCCGAGGAAGTCGCCGAAAACCGCGTGAGCATCATCATCGAGACGGAAGGCGATGTTCTGGTGACCATCAACGGGCAAGATATCCACAAAATCTAGGCTAAGCCGTGCCTTTGCCGAAATTAAGGGGCGATCCTTCGCAGGCGGAAGGCCGGACTTTTCGCAAGGAAGAGGGCGGCGCCGATATCTATGTGCCGGAAGGCAGGATCGTCGGCGTTCCCAACCCCAAGACGGGAAGCGAGCTTGAGCCGCCGCCGGATATCCGCGGGCATCTTCGGGAGCACTTCAATCCCGATAGGGAGCCTCAGTATCGTATCACCCCCCACGCCCGCGATCCGCAGCACGACAAGTTTAATCCGGGGACTCCGCCCCCGGCTTATCAATATGACGAAAAAGGCTCCTTTCTGCCGGGCGGCGGCCGGTCGCACGGCGCGATGGAGCAGCACAAGGTTGAGCCTATCGAAATGACACAGATTGGCGTTTGGACTTCATGGCTGAGTCATGGATTGTTTGGCGGCAGCGCCGATGATAGCAGCGCCGCGGGCGGCAACGCCCCGGGCGCATCCGGCGGGGCGCCGGGCGGCATCGGCGGCGGCGCGGATTCATCGCACGCCACTATGGGCGGCTTCCTCGACCGGCGCATGGCGGACGCGGCGCTAGGTCCGCCCGGCGGCGCGCCGGAGCCTAGCTTGGCGCGCGCCCGCACGCCTTATCACAGCACATCGCAAGGCTGGGCTCGGCATCGCTTCCCGCAAGCGCCGGGGCGCGCCCGCACCCCTTGGCACGATACCCATCCCGGCATCAGCGCGGGAGGGACCGGCGAGCATGCGGCGGGGGGCGGCACGATCGGCACATGGGGGTCGCTCAAATCGCAGCGCGAGCGCTTTCGCAAGGAGCTTGAGGAAAAGCCGGGGTTAAGGGAAAAGATTCTCGGGATTTCGGTAGGCGAAAACCTCCATCCAAGCGCGAATTTGTCCGTCATGGAAACCATGATGAACCGGGCGGCTATGCGCGGGAAAAGCCTTGAAAGCGAATCTTTGCTTCATCGCACCGCGCCGGGCTTCAGGACCGCGCCTTATCAGCATGGCGGCAATGTCGCCGGATATTATGCGGGCTACGCGCCGCAGAATTTGCGGAATCCTAAGTACCGCGCCATGGCGGAGGCGAACTTAGCGAAGGCGTTAGGCGGCTCCAACGTCTCGAATTTCGCCACCGGCAACGCAAGCGGCACCTTCGCGACCAGCCGAATCGCTAAAGGCGTTTATCCCGGCGGCCTTCGCTCGAAGTACGGCTACGGCAAGGCGATCGAATACTTCGTCGGCGAAGGAACGGCGCCGGGCTATTCAAAGTGGCTCCAAGCGTCCAAAGCGGGCGGGCAGACAGGAACCACATCGGCGCCGACCGGCGGCGCGGGCGGCGGCTTCGGCGCGGGCGCGGGCGCTGGCGCCGCGGGCGGCGCGGCGGCGGGCGGCGCTTCTGTCGGCGGGCGGCGGCAAAGGATGCCCGGCGCGTCGCTGGCGCACGTCGATCCAAGGCTTCAGGAGATTATGGAGGCCGCGGCGACGCACATGCCGCCCGGCTACCATGTGCGGGCGACATCGGGATACCGCCCGCATCAAACCTACGGCTTTCATCCGAAGGGCATGGCGGCGGACTATCAGATCATCGGCCCGCGCGGGGCTATCCCCAACCGCGGCGGCGATCCAACCGGCATGTACACGCGACTAGCCAGAGCGGCGAAGGGCGAGCAGCAATCGCGCTATCCCGAGCTGACCGGGCGATTCGCCTGGGGCGGCGCTTTCGGCACGGTTCCCGGCGGCACGACCTCGGATCTGATGCACTTCGACATCGGCGGCGAGCGCGGGCACATTCGAAACAGGATGCTGCGAAACATGACCGCGCTGCCCGGCGAAAGGTACGGCAGGCGCGGCGAATAAGCCACGACATCGCCGCTAAGTTGTGGCAAGGTCCCGGCTAAAAGGAGACACCCCACGATGGCAACCAAATCGCGCCCGCCCCATGAACCGCCGCCCGAAGGGGAATTTGAGCCGCCCCCGCCCCCGCGCGGCTTTGCGTCCTATGCCGATGAGCTGGAATTCCGCCGGGCGCGCTACGCCCATATCGAGCGGGAGACGGATCGGCTCGGGCGCGTGATCGGGGTCCGACGGCTCAAGCTTTCCGAGCGCACAAGGCTGACATCTATGACCCCCGATCTTGGCGGCTTGGATGAAATGCAGCGGGAGGACGGGACTATCCAGCTCATTCCCCAGCGGGCTCAGTATCACATCGTCGCCATGGTGTGCCAAATCAACGACGCCATGATTCCCTTCGCGCGCAATCGCGGCGAGCTGGACGCTATCCTGGACCGGCTCGATCAGGAAGGCGTCGAAGCGGCGGGCGCCGCCGTCAATCGGCTTATGGCCGACGATGGGCCGGAAGGGGAAGCCCAATTTGACAAAGCAAAAAACTTGTCGGGGATCCCTGGTTCCGAGTGACCCGCTGGCTCATTCATAACGGGATCCCTTCCGATGAAGTGCTTTTGATGGAAGAATGGGAGCTGCTCGCCAACGCTATCATCTTTGGGCAGTTCGTGAATGGCGGGCTTGATTGGGATTGGGATTCGATGCAATTTGTAGAAAAAACTTAGATGGCAAATCGCACTGAACGCGCTCGCCAATGGCGCGCAAGTAATCCGAAAAAAGTGAAAGCTGCCAGCCAAAAATGGCGGGCAAGTAATCCCGAGAAAGTGAGGGAGCTTAATGCCGGATGTCATGCAAGGCGCGATCCCGAAGCTCACAGGATCGAGGTAAGAGAATATAATCGTAAAAATCACGAAGCCGTTCAGGAACGCAAAAGACGTTGGCGCAAGGAAAATCCGGATAAGCAAAACGCCGCTGGCATTCGGGCAAATCACAGACGGCGAGCTAATCTAGCTGGGGCTCCGGGAAAACATTACACTCAGCAAGAGCTTGATGATTTATGGGCTAGGGTTCTGCATGAATGCGTTATTTGCGAAGTCCCGATAACCGTGAAAACCAGACATCGAGATCACATCCGCCCAATTTCGAAAGGTGGATCCAATGAAATAACGAATATCCAGTTTCTTTGTCGAAAATGTAATTTGGAGAAAGGATCGACGTGGGATGGCTGACACTCTCGTAATGGCGATCGCGAAATTCGGCGCGCTGGCGGCCGAAGCCTCGACTGTTCGCCACGCCACCCTCGAAGCCGCGGCTAAGATGTTTTTGAAAAGGGCGCAGGACGCCATCGGCACTTACGAATATGGCTGGCCGCCGCTTTCCCCCGATACGATTCGCCGTAAGGAAACCGGCGACAGCCCCTTGCTCGAAACCGGCGAAATGAAGGACTCCGGCGGCTACGAAGTCCATCATGATTACGCGATCGTCGGCTTTACCGATCCCAAGACGCATCTCCACGAATGGGGCGACAGGCATACGCCGCCACGCCCGATCATTGGCGGCACCATCGATCATCATGGGCAGGAAATCGCGAATCAAATGGGGGTGGTTTTCGGGGAGATCTTGGGCGAAGCCCTTGTTATTGGCGGCGTCGCTTCGTCCGCCGCAAGGGTTTTAGGTAAGCTTGGGCTATGACCAATTATGACGTAGCCGTTCACCTTTCGCTAACCGGCGGCATGGCGGAAGCCTTAGCCGTCATTACCTCGCGCATGGCGGGGCTGCATAGCCATGTCGCCAAGATTCACGAGGGCTTGCTAGGCTGGAACAAGGCGCTGATCGCGGTCGGCGCCGGGCTTGGCGCGCTTGCCGTCGAAAAGACCTTTATGCATATCGCCAATGCGGCGACGCCCTTGCTAAACGCGCAAGACAAGCTGGTGCGCACCGGCTTGGCGTACAACGAAGTGCTCAAAGTTCAGAAAAGCTTTTTCGACGACATCTCGAAGCGGATTCCGACCGCTACAGCCTCCGACTTCCTGGAAACCGTCAAGGAATTGCGCCCGATCTTCGGGAAGGATGTTCCGATCGAAGAGGTCATGAAGGCCGCCGAAAAGGCGACGATGGTCGATACGCTGCTCGCCAACGTCACCGGGCGGCATGTCGGCAAGGGCGAGCTTGGCGAATACTACAAGCTGCTTCGCGCGACCGAAATGAAGGGCGTCGCCACCGATCCGGCGAAGCGCGAGCTTTTTACCGATGAGGCTTTCAAATATATCACCGCTTTCGGCGGCAAGCTAAAAGCCGACGATTATCAAACCATGGCGCGGCGCGGCGGCGTGGCGTGGATGCATACCGATATCGGCAAGACCATGGGGCCGCTATCCGTGCTCGCCGCCGATCTTGGCGGCAGCGGCGCGGGGCAAGCGCTCATGTCGCTGTTCCAATTCCAGCAAGGCGTGGCGACCTTATCGCGGCAGCAATTGGCTTCGATGCAGCAAATGGGGCTGCTCGATATGTCGAAGGTCACCAAGTCCGGGATGCGCTACCAGTTGCACCCCGGGGCTGTGAAGGGGTCGCTAGAATATGGCGATGATCTCCCGGGCTGGGTTAAGAACATCATCGCGCCCGCCGCCCACCAGGAAGCGGCGCGCCGGGCGGCGCGCGGCGAGGGCACCGAAGAGTCGCTGTTCGAAAATATCATGATGCGCATGATGCCCAATCGCAACGTCGCGAAGCTGGGCATGATGTTTTCGGATCCGGGCTTCCTGGATCAGATCATGAAGGACATGGGCTTGGCGGAGATGGTCCCGGCGGTCAAGGAGGCTTATCAGCGGTACATTTCGAAAAACCCCGAAGGCGTAAAGCAAGCTTTCTCGAAGCAATGGGAATCCATGTGGGAGGCGATCGGGGTGCCGTTTATGGAGCGGGCGATGCCGATCATGCAAAGCTTGACAGAGGTCTTTAGGCAAGCCGGAACTTGGGCGAACGCCAATCCGGAAGCTATCGGGCACATCGCCGATGGTTTGGCGGCTTTCGGCATCGCCTTAGCTTCGATTAGCGTCACCATGCTCGCCGCTTGGCTCGGGCTTCCCGCGATCATCCTTTCGGTCGGCACGGCGCTCCTGACCCTCGATGAGAATGTGCGGAAGGCATGGGGCGGCTTAAAGGACGCCATCGGCCATGGCGATGCGAATCAAATCATAGACGCGGGCTTGAAGCTGTCCGGGGCTGTCGTCGCCGCGGCGGTTCAAGGCTTGGACGCCGCGGTCGCCGCTATCACGCCGACCGTTAGGGCGATCTGGGATCGGCTTGGCAACGCGGTTCTCGAAGCGATGGGGAACATTAGCGCTTCGGTAGATCGGCTTTTCCATCCTACGGACGCATGGCATCGGAGGCATCCTTATTTCCCAAGACCTAACGCCGAAGTACCCGATCTTGGCTGGGGAACCCCGCCGCCCATGATCACGCCGCCGGGCGACCCCATGCGCCAACCGGCGGTGTTTCATCCCGGCGGCGGTGGCGCCCCGTCCTTGCTCCCGGCGGCGATGGGCGCCGTTGGCGGCGGCGGCGGCGGCGCGAAGACCGTGCAGGTTCACAACGTCATTTATCTCGACGGGCAAGCCATCGCCCGCTCGATCAACGATTACAACATCGCGGGCATGGAGCATCCGACCCAAGCGCCGTATTTCGACGGGCGCGCGGGCTATACTTCGCCGGATCACCAACCTATAACTGCTTGACCTTTACGGGGGTCCACGCATGCGTGGATACGATCTAAGCGGAGCCTAAAGCTCCCGCCCCCACCATCTTCCTGTGATATTTGGTATTTATAGGAATTGTAACCGCGTCTTGCTCGCTCCACCCCCATTTCAGGCGGGCTGAAATTGTGCGGCGATCTACGCCAATTTCATTTGCCCAATCCGTCAGAAGCTTTGCCTTACCGTTCACGGTTAAGGAGCGATTGCGGCGAGTGTTGCGTGCTTGTTCTGGGGTGGTTGCCCATCGGCAATTTCCCGGCTCGTAATCGCCATCGTTGTCGATGCGTTCGATTGAATGCTTCGGCGATGGGCGCGCGCCCATGTCGGCGACAAACGCCCAGAAATTTTTGCGCCAGCGCGAGCAGACATCAATGCCTCGCCCTAAGTAGTTACCCTTTTTATCACGAGTTGTGCATCGCCGGATCATGTCCTTCCAAAGCTGATAAAGCGGATGGTGGGATCTACCATCATTAAGCTTACGCTTTCCAAGCGGATCGCCGTGCTTCCACCACCGCTTGTAATGCAAATGGCACCAGCCTCTTGTGATGGGCGTGTTGTCGCAGCCTTTGACAGAGCATATCCTGCGAGAAGCCATTCAGGTACTCCATTACTTGAATTGGTTAGAAGCCGGAAGCGCGCCAACGCTTCCGGGCTTCGTAAATTATAAGGCGACCCCGCGGTGACAGATACCCTTATTTTAGGTGGTTTTACATTCAACAATGTAGATTTTTGTGTCCCCACCAGGGTACCTTTTGGGGGCGCGCAAGCTATGGTCGTTCACAAGCTGCCGGGCGGATCGCGCGTCATCGACACGCTCGGGCCGGACGAAGACGACATCACATGGTCCGGATTCTTTTTCTGCGACAACGCGCTTCGGCAATGCCAGCAGCTCGACTCCATGCGGGCGTCCGGACAAAAGATCCAGCTCACTTTCGCGGGCATGTCCAGGCAAGTGGTGATCAAGCGCTTCAAGCCGCAGGTCCGGCGCTACCCCCATTGGGTCGAATATGAGATTAGCTGCACCGTCGCCGACAATCCGTTCGCCAATGCATCGGGGGCGACGCCGGGATTCTCTGCGACAACATCAGCCGACACTATGATCGGGAATGATCTTTCCACCGCGCAGACGGCTTCTACTGCGGGCGCTGCGGGCGGCGGCGGCGGCACCGGCGGGCTTCAGCAGAATTTTTAAGGAGTTATCATGACCGTTCCCGCCAAGATCACCGCCAGCCTGACGGCGCTACAAGCCCAAGTCGCCGCGGCGGCCCCTTTGCAAGCCGCGCCTTATTCCGCGCTTAGGGCGATCCAGCTCAACGCCAACCAGCTTGAAGCTGACACTACGCTTGCACTTTACGATGCGGCCGGGCAGCTCGACACCTGGATCGCCCCGCCCAATCAGCCCGGCATAATTTCCGGCTTTCAAATGATGGTTGAAAGCGCGCTCGATGAATGGCGCATTTTCGATATGCTCGCTGTTATCAGCCGCGCTTCCCTTAACATCGATCTTTTGGTTGGGGATATCGAAACCATCCCGGCGCAACGAACTACTCTGATTCAATCATGACCATTATTCCCGAAACCACTTATATCGCCGCGACCATCCCCGCCCGCTCGATCTATGTCAGCGGCACAACGCTTTTTCATGTCGCGGAACAGCAGCTTGGCGACGCGATGCGATGGGTGGAGCTGGCGCATATCAACGGCATGGTCGATCCGTGGATTTGGGGGGTGCGCCGGATCTTGCTGCCGCCGGTTCTATCCGATGCACCCCTTGATGGCATCCTTGGAAAGTAGCTAATGGCCACATCTCAAGGCGTCGCCCCGCATCGCGCCTGGATTTCTGTCAACGGCGCCAAATTCCCGGTCCTATCCGGGCATGTCGAGCAGAACGGCACCCGCCGCAGCGGCACCTTTTCGGTCACCATCCCCCTCTATTATCCCGGCGCCGAGGCG